AAATTAGACATGTTGAGTACCGCGCTGCAATGCTACTGATGAAATACGAATCAGCGCGAGCGTCCGGCATAAACGAGAGCCACCACGAAAGTGTGGCAGAAGCAGCCGGAGTATTCCCATCACCCGCTCCATAACAAATGAAATGCGCCGCAAGGCGCTTTTTTATTTGGAACGGAAATGAGATGGGAAGCGAACCCCAAGGGTTCGACCGTCCGTAAAGACATCGAGGAGATACAAGAGTAGGACGAGGGTCAACATGAACAATAAACCATTATTTTACCCTACGAATACGGAGGATTATCTGAACCAATTCGTAGACAAAGAAACGATATCGAATTGGGCTAATCCAACGATGTCTTTGGCTGTGAAGCAGCGATTGATCAATGTTCCCGCAGATAAGAGGATTAAATCTCGCGAGGCTGTCAAGCGTAGAGAAGCTGCCCGAATGCTGTACCGACTTTATTTGCAGCTTTGACCATACAGGCCGGATAAACAGCTTGCACTGATCGTTTCCCGGTAGCTACTGGAGGAGGATCGCCAAGTTCATCCGTAAGCGGATGATTCCGTCTCAACCTTGTTGAGTGTGCGCTGCAATGTTTTTAATAGTTTACGAAAGTGAGAAAAATAGGATATACTTTCCATACAATAGAATGGCTTTATGGGCGGTCGGCTAATCTCCCGGAAGGGAGGTGAAGCCTGTGAGTGTATATGAAGCACTATCCGTTATGTTTCAGTTCGGACTGTGGATATTGGCGTTGCTAACATTGATTGTAACGCTGCTAATATACTTGCACGAAATAGACCGCCCTCAGCAAAAGGTATGCGGTCTATTTTAACGTAAACCTATAGCCACCGCCTTTGAAGCGGCTATTGTACAGAGTCGTGTTCCAGCACGACTCTTATTATTTATATGATATCATAGCGTTTTTTAAACGTCTATTTTAAGTTTAAAGGCGTTTATTCTTCAGCTTCTTCTTCGAATTGCAATATTAGGGATATATCTTTAATGTTCAAAGCATAAGCGATCTTTTCTAACATCTCCAGATTTACCTCTTGTCTTTTTGTACTACATAGCTTTGAAATTCTAGCTTGCGCAACACCTGATAGCTGAGCTAGTTCTGTCTGCGTGATTCCTTTTTCTTTCATAACTTCTTTAAGTTTGATTTTAATACGTAACATTGTCTAGATCCCCCTTGACAAATTATGACCGCAAGCGTATATTAAATATGACTACAAGAGTATAATTGTCTAAAAGTAAATTATTCGATTCCCAAAAAGTATAACTTTTTACTCGTTTCTCTTCGACAAAAAGAGGTGGGTTATATATGCTATGCATGGAGTAATGGTTGGTCAATTAACTTTATAGTTATAATGAAGCGAATCAGCAACCTTACATAGGTTTAAACCGAATGCATTCAGTATTATTGATATGACTAAGGGAGACCTATCTAAAGCAAAATTTAAGTGATGTCACTCGTACTCAATCGTCAATAGATACCGTGAATCAACGATACCAAACAAGTACGTGAATTATCAACCGTATAAGTAGCCTGATTGTGAAAATGGCCATTGCTGATGTTATAGGCAAAAGCCCTAAGAACAATGGAATTTCTGTACGAGATTTTCATAAGTAAACATCAAGAATCGTAAATGCGGATACTCGCAAGCTCTGATTTCTAGCATGAACACCATGTATGTTATCACACATTGCGCTGAAACGTTGGGAAACATCATGCCGAAGACAATATTTATTTATTAGGTAATCGAAGTTATTACGGTTACACACTATTAAATGGTCAAGCTCAGATTCATGATAGAGAAGGTGAGTGCGGCGTGGAACAGGCAGTTATCGAACTCGTACTCGATCTCGGATACGAAATCGTTTATCGGAATGGATATCTTATCGCGGAAGATTATCTAGTTATTATCGAGCACGGTATTATGTGGCTATACCATGTAAGCCAGAAGAACGACAGAGGATTTTACGTAAGCAATAAGGCTGGAATTTGGCTCGGGCAGTTGAAAGGAAAAGAAGCAGCCGATGAGCCAGAACTCATAATGCGGGTCATTGACTTCATGCGAGATATGTCCTTTTACGACTTTTTGATTAAGCATCACGATTGGACAATGGACTATGATTTTCATTTCGTCGAAGCCGTGAGTTAATCTTATAAAAGAATTGTGACAAAAGGCACTTTATTTGCTCTGGAGTGAAAGGAGCATCATAAGAGCGCTTGAGGAATAAATTGTAATATGCTAATATAACAGGGGATCGTGCTGGAACACGATCCCCATGACAACTACCGCAATAAGAGCGGGGGCGTTCTGGGAGGAAGTAACCTGCGACTGTGCAAAGGGCGGGTTACTTTTTTTTATGGAAGGACAGCATCAGGATAACAAATGTTCCGAATGACAGCATTAATGTCAATGCTTCATACATTGTCATGGCACTCACCTCCTCGAAAGAAAATGATGGACCTTCTTTCTATGAAGATGGCGCCTCCTGCCCTTAAACCGTTTTCGTTGTCCTAGTGATTATACCATATTTTACTATATGAAAAGAGTCTGTTAGAGGCTCTTTTTCTTTTTTTACTAATTGTAATTGCTACCCAAAAGCGGCGATCTCGGCAAAAAAGAGGATCGCCGCAATTTCAACGATCTATGTACGTATTTCTTGCATTTATACTTCTTTGAAATGAAGGACGAAACCGGGTCTTCCGGCATTCTCAACCTGGCATTTATACACGATATCATCAATTGAAACAACGGCTGGTCGATCATATTCAATAAACTTGTAGTTTACCTTCTCTTGAACGCAATAACGCTCAATTTCATCTAAAAACTGCTGCTTGCTTTGTGGAAGTTGATCGAGCTCAACCGAAAAGCCTTTCTTCATCAGCTTCTTCCAAACATTCTTCATGATGCTTGTCCTCCTCTGCATAAATAGATGATTTCTTTCCGTATCATCCATTCTACCATATTCATCCGTTCCATATGGATCGAAGAGAAAGAATATGCGACCGACCTCAGTGGACGAAAGAAGCGGTCGCATCGGCTTATGGCGGGGGCTTGCAACTAGTCTATACGCGCTCGCGCCAGTAGTTCAGCAAGTCTTCGAGGGTATGATCGAGAGGAATTTCTGGCCTCCAGCCTGTATGTTCTGTAAATTTCGAATGATCGCCAAGCAGAATTTCGACGTCGGATGGACGCATGCGGCTCGGATCTGGCACAATGTCGATCGTAATATTGGATTTAGCCAGCAGCATATCGAGCATTTCTCGAATCGTGACGCAAGAGCCGGATGCAATATTATAGCAGTCTCCAGCTTCTGCACGCTCCAGCGCGAGCCAATAAGCGCGGACAATATCGCGTACGTCGGTAAAATCGCGCTTCGCTTCCAAATTGCCCACATGGACAGTAGGTGGACGAACGCCCTTCTCAATTTCGGCAATCTGCTTCGCGAAGTTGGACGTAACGAACTGTTCACCACGGCGTGGACCCGTATGGTTGAAGGTTCTCGTCCGGATGACATGGAGGCCGTAGCTCTTATGATATTGATAGCCAAGGTAGTCTTGAGCTGCTTTGCTCACTGCATATGGACTTAACGGACGGAGGGGATTTTCTTCTCGTATCGGAGTTTCGTGCGGCTCTACATGACCGTATTCCTCACTGGAGCAGGCAATTTGAATTTTACAATCGAGATTGATGCGTCTTACCGCTTCGAAAATATTCAATTGACCCGCAACGTTGTTGTAGATTGTATCTGCTGGCGAGTTCCAGGAGGTAGGGACGAAGCTCTGAGCGGCCAAATGAAAAATAAGATCCGGCTTCTCATTTGTAATGAGCGATTCTACAGAGAATGCATCGCGGAGCTCACATTCTGCCAGATGAATATCGGGCAGAATGTGGCGAATGTGTTCTAGGCGGCTGCGATTGCGAATTGTGCCGATTACCTCTACATTTTTGTCCAGCAAAAATTCCGCCATATGACTTCCTACGAATCCGGAGATCCCGGTGACAAGTGCCTTCATGTAACTGATCTCACCTCTCAGGTTGATAACATACACCCATAGTTCGGCATTACCCTATACTATGTGGAGTAGGCTGAAATTGGTGACGGCATTCGTACCGATTTATTCTTGCTCCGAATCTGTAGGAAGGAACCTAGCTAGTTCAGCTGGAATATCATTGCGCGCACAGTACATTTCCCGGGTCTCCCCAAGTAAGCACTCTTGATCATGCAGCAGCAGAAGCAGAGCGAACTGATTGGCTTGGCGCTCGAACTTGCCAACATGGAACAACGTATGCTGTTCGGTAAAGAAATGCCCGATGCCTTTATGTAGTCTGTCATGGGCAAGCTCGTGAGCGCACACGAATCGCTGCCATTCGAACGGCAATTCCGAATTAATGACAATATAGCGGCGTCGGAGCTTATGGAAATAGAGGCCGCGCGTTGATTTCCCGAGATCAGCTGTTCTAACTTGAATGTTCAAATATTGTGCAAGCTGAAAAGGACAGTTCGTTTTATATTTTCGAATTAATGATCGTACAATCTTCTCTACATCCATGAGATGCACCTCGCGGATAGGTTAGTCATTGAGCTATGTTCAGCCCCGGGGCTTGCGCTTATTGCGCTTCTTCGCATCCCAGAACAAGGCTTCCAACACTTGAAGCACCCGTTCACGGTCTTCCTCCTCGATGGGGACGCCATCGAACATAATTTCAGAATCTTCCTCCAACAACTGGCGGAAGTCCTTCTTATCTCTCCATGTGGCCCACTCAGGAATAGAATCAGATGAAGTTAAGGCCAGCGGCATCGAATTATCGATACGGCCTAGCAAGTAATCGCTCGATGTATGCAGCAGATCGGCAAGTCTGCCGATGATATCGCTCGGCGGCGTCGTTCGTCCTGCTTCATAATTGGCTACATTGGCGCGTTTCATACCGAGCGCGTGGGCAACATCGTCTTGCGATAAGCCTTGCTTGAGCCGCAGCTTCTTAATACGGGAACCTACAAGTTCTTTGTTCGTTACGGACATGGCTACCACCCTTATTTTACATATGTTCATAAATTCAAGATTGACGTTCATTTTATGAGCATGGTATGCTTGCAGTGTATCACACAGGAACAGGTGTTCGCAATAATTATCGGTGAGTTGTTTAGAATGAACAGCATCATTCTATAATGTTGTTTTGCACAACACAAGGCCAAGTTTAGTAGAACAATTCTTTTTTATTTCATGTTATTTTAAATAACTTCATTTCTAATTATGTCACTAATAATAACTTATATATGAGGAGCGATGAGGATGTTGGCAACGGTGAATCGGTCGGCTACGCGAAAAATGGTGGAGCAGTACTTGTCTATGGCACGTTTGTACAAAAGAACAGGCATCGTACGAAGAGAGATGAAAATGACGACTTCCTATGAACCGAGATTCCACGGTGCGACGAATCAGGTAGGCAAGCCAGTAGAAGAGATTGCCCTGCACAATGTAGATAAGGAAGCATACATGAAAATGGTACACGACAATGTCATGAAGGCGGTCACACATCTAGGCGACATGGAGCGCGAATTAATAGAGAACTGCTATCTCAATCCACATGTACAGAAGCCAGATTATCTGCTTTGCTTTGACTTGAATGTAAGTGAGCGTACATTCCGCAGAATCAAAGCACGGGCAATTACCGAGTTGGCCTTTATGCTTGGAATTGAAGTATTCGAGGATTGATGTAAGTCGTGGTTCATATTTCTTTGCTCTGCACATTAATCAAGAATAGCTGAGCAAGTCAGAAACAGAATGCTCGTGTCGAGCAAGAGCAAGGACGAGGACTCGAATGTATTGCATGATGAGATCGCAGTGACCTCCCGCTGGCCGGATGCTGGCACACAGGTGGACGGGACAAGGTGCTAAGATGATAGTGTGAGGTTGTGGGCATGGGGGCAGGACAACCTCGCAGTGAGGAAGGGAGAACCGTTTGCGGCGAAGCTGTATAACGGTTTTTTTGTACCGCAGGACAGGAGGTGAGGGCTTGCGAAGCAGCGAGATTCGGCAGGGGGTGATGAGTCGGGTACGGGAACGTTACCCTGACATCCCAGTGTTGGAGTCAGAAGAACGAACGAATGAGTTAGCGCCCTGTTTGGTCGTGAAGCTCGTTCGAGGGGAACGGACTCGTGCAGGCGAAGGTCGCTATCAAGCGCAAGCAGCTATCGAGGTCGAGTATTATCCCGATGCAAAGGCTGCTTCCGTTCATGATGTTGCGGATGCGCTGTATGATGCGCTGGAGCTGATTGAAGCAGGCGGCAGCTTATGCAGGGGGACAGGCTGGAAGCATGAGATCGTGGAACGCAAGCTGCGGTTCCAAGTGCAGTATGAGTACATGCTGACACGTTCTCGAGAGGAAATGAGCAAGATGAATGCCATGAAGCAGGAGGGACGCATTCGAGATGTCTAATGCAGACAAGCAGGACAAGCGTAATGTGGAACATGCCGAGGCTGCGGGAGAATTCGCTTTTGCGAAGGAGCAGTGGCTGGAAGCGAAATGCTGGAGTGCAGGCGAGCGAGACATGCTGCATGCGCTTCTGGCGGGCAACGAGCAGTACACGAAGGCGCAGATCGATGCGCTGCTACACCAATTTCAAATTCAGGAGGTAAAGTAATGGCTGGAGGAACATGGACGACGCAGAACAAGGTTAGACCAGGCGTATATGTACGCTTTCAAGGAGAGGCTGCTCCATCGGGAGCGGTTGGCGAGCGTGGGATTGTGGCACTGCCGCTGAAGCTGAGCTGGGGGCCAGCGAAAAAGGTTGTGGAATTGAACGCAGGGGAACCGGTATTCGAGCAGCTAGGCTACGAGTTGACGGATGAGGCTCTGCTGCTGGTGCGCGAGGCGTTTAAGCGCGCGAAGAAGGTACTGTTGTATCGATTGAATGAAGGTGCGCAGGCGGCTGCAACTCACAAACAATTGAAGGTGAAAGCACGCTTTGGCGGTGTTCGCGGCAATGATATTCAGCTCGTCGTACAGACGAATGTGAATGACAATACGAAGGTAGATGTAATTACGAAGGTTGGCGGACGTACCGTGGACAACCAGACGGTGAATCTGGCTGAACAGCTGACTGCAAATGCATGGGTTGAATTTGAAGGTACAGGAGCGATTGAAGCAAATGCTGGTCTGCCTCTTACAGGTGGAGACGACGGCAATGTGGTGAATGCGGATCATGTATCTTTCCACGAAGCAATTGCCGTTCATGATTTCCATACGGTTGCGCTTCCTTCAACTGATGCTGCGCTATGCTCTGTCTATGCGGTATTTGTAAAGCGTATGCGCGAAGAAGAAGGCAAGAAGATTCAGGCTGTTATGGCTCAATATCCAACTGCGAATCACGAAGGCATCATTAGCGTCAAAAATGGCGTGAAGCTGGCAGACGGCACAGTGTTGAATGCTGCTCAAGCAACAGTTTGGGTGGCTGCGGCAACAGCATCGGCAGCGATGAATGAGTCGTTGACGTATTCCGCTTATGAAGATGCGGTCGATGCTGATATTCGCATGACGAATACGCAGGTTGAAGAAGCTCTGCGCAAGGGTGAATTTGTATTCGTGCATCATCTTGGCCATGCTGTGGTGGAGCAGGATATCAATACATTGACGGCCTATACGCCGGACAAGGGGCAGCCGTTCTCCAAAAACCGCGTTATTCGCGTGTTGGACGGCATCGCCAACGATATGAAGCGAATTTTCGAAACGACGTATGTCGGCAAAACGAACAACAATGAAGAAGGACGTCAATTGTTCCGTGCAGAGTGTATCGCCTATTTGGATCAGCTTGAGCGCTTGAATGCAATTCAGCCGTTCGACGCCCAGACGGATGTGCTTGTTGCGAAGGGTGAGGCTTCGGACAGTATCGTCATTCAATTGAATGTGCAGCCGGTCGATGCAGTAGAGAAAATTTACATGAGAGTGAAGGTGAAGTAAGATGGGTTTCTTACAAGCGAAGGATACGATTTCGGGACGTGAAGGCACAGCTTTTGCACAAATTAATGGTCAAAATGAAGAAATGTTCTATATTAAAACGCTGGAAGCGAAAATAGAAAACAAAAAGCAGAAATTAAAACACTCGGCAACCGTGCCACACAGCACAAAACCTCCGGCTGGTCGGGAACAGGCAGCATGACAATTTACTATATGACGCCATTATTCCGCAAGATGATGCTTGATTATATTAAGACCGGCAAGGATACAAACTTTACGATTAATGTGACAAACGCAGATCCTACTTCTTCGGTGGGCACGCAGACGATCATGTTGAAGAACGTGAACCTGAACAGTGTCGTTATGGCGAAGCTGGATACAGAGAGTGACGTTTTGGAGGAAGAATTGGAGTTTACGTTTGACGATGTTGATATTTTAAGCAACTTTAATGCGCCTACAGTGTAATTTTAAATAACATAATTACCAACTAATATTCATTCAAGATGAGGAGAGCGATTGAAGATGACTACATTAAGCTATTTCTTTGCCCAAAATGCGGAACCAAATACGGAGATGCCATTCATTGTGTCCCCGCGCTTTAAGGATGACAAGGGGGAGCCGGTTGCATGGACGCTGCGCAGTATGAGTGAAGTGGAGAATGAGCAGTGCCGTAAGTCGGCAACAAAGCAGGTGAAGGGCAAGGGCGGGGTTGTTACGCCGGAAATCGACTTCAATGAATATACCGCAAAGCTGATTGTGGCAAGCGTTGTGTATCCGGACTTGAAAAATGCAGAGCTTCAGCAGTCTTACGGCGTTATGGGTGCTGAGGCGCTCCTGCGCAAAATGCTCTTGCCTGGCGAATATACCGGGCTGCTGCAGCAGGTGCAGACGCTGAACGGCTTCAATCAGGATATGAACGAGCTTGTCAATG